TTTCCCCAACTCTCATAGGTCTTTGACGACCCATGCTTGAGAAATCAAAATTAAAACCAGAAAAACGGTCATTATTATCGTATTTGTGTTTTTTAACCGTATCTGATAATGTTTCATACGCTTCAGATATTTCTTTAAACTTTTCTTCAGCTTCTGCATTGTTATGGTTTTTGTCAGGGTGCCATTTCTTTGCCAAATCCCTATAAGCTTTCTTTATTTCTTCAGCTGAAGCTTCTTTTGTTACGCCAAGTATTTCGTAATAGTCTTTTCTAAACATATTGGTATTTATTTTTTTGTAAAGATACGTAAATTTATTTAACAATCCAAATAAATCGTGGAATATAGAGTAGTTTTAATAGCAAACGGTATTTACAAGAAAACTCTACATAGATGTAGAACTAGGGAAACCGCATTCATTAATTTTCATAGAATAAAAGGTGAAAATATAGTGATGTTTCCACAAAAGTTTATTAATACAAAAGGTATAAAACCAGTTAAGTATCAAATATGTGTAACAAAACCAACTGAAGAAACAGACACATTTAGAACTCTTAGGGATGACTTTGGAAGAACATATATAGAACCACCTTTGGGTGATTGGACCATCCTACATTCAGATGAATATCAAATAGAGGAAACATTTTGGATATACGGTTTTAACCCAAAAAAAGAAAGACCAACAATAAAAGAAGTTGTTAAGAGGTTGGTTGCTGGGGCCCACGCTAAAAAAATGGTAAAGCAAATTATTGTTGTATACAATAAATTAATCATATACAATGAAGACCAATTTGATATGGTTTTATGTAAAAATATGGAAGACGCTCAAAGGCTACATCATACATTAGCAAAAATAGCGAAAAAACAAAAGATAAAAAGCCTTATGTTTATGGGTACCGCCAGTAAAGCTAATATAGGTAGAATGTACGACTTGATACACAATAAGACAAATTGGCCTTATACCAAAATAAGAAGACGTAGCACTAGACCTTAATATTCAAGTACTACATCACCTAATTTAATTACTAAAGAGCAAACAACTGGGTCGTCTATTTGGTAAGATAGTTCACCAAAATGGATAGATTTAAATTCACAATTAGAAAGAGCCCACTTTTCAACAACATGACCTACTGGGTCAAGCATTTCTAATTTTAAATCAAATTTATCTTTGATTATTTGTTTTTTTTCATATAAACTTTTATGAATTAAATCCATAAGAGATTGTGATGTTGATGGGCCAATTGGGTCTCTCATTTTTATAATCATATCATCCCAAACAAATTTCTTAAACAATTTAAAACCTAAAATATCTTTCGTTATTAATCTAGCTGATGGTCTAGATGTTTCAAGAGCAACCCATTGTGGTATGTTGAAGTGTTCTGGAAATGTTATTATAAATCTATTCATTCTTTTTAATTCATATCTACCAACCTCTGGAATAGGTCTATTGAATTCCCAATTTTCTTGAAAGGTTTCTAATGTTATTGTTTTTAACGCCCATTCCTTTATTAATTCTTTGTTTATGTTTTCGTCTATTGAAAACACCACATTCAAATGTTCCAATATGTCAGAACCATAAACTTTTTTATCTAACGTAATATCAAAAAAAGAATCGTTTTCGATTCTGTAATGTCTATTTAAGAAAGCTAAAATATTAGATTTATCCATTGTTTACTTAAAAAGACTTTCTAGTCTAGCAACAAGTACGGCAATTCTAGCATCATTGTTTTTTATTTGTTTCTCTATATGTGGCGGTATATTAGCGACATATTCTGATTTTAATTTAGAGTTTTCTCTCTGAAGTCTATCGCTTTCACGAATGCAATTATCATATAAAATTGCTTTTTCTTGATGGTTCATATTAATCACATTTACATTTTCCATCTGGGTTACTTCCACAATCACATGGTTTACCTCCTTCGGTTTCATCTTCAACAACAACTTCATCAACTGGTAAATCCATTTCAACACCTATAGAGAAATTTTGTTTGATGTCTTGAATCAATTTATTTACTTTTTCCATATCTTCTTCTTTAACCGTAACTGGATTGATACATTCAACACGTTCTTCACCATTTGTTGGTAAAAAGAAAGCCAACGCATTAGCTTTTTTAAAAGCTAACATCTTATCAATAGATTCAGCAAAAGGTTTTATGATTTGTGGGTTTTTCATAAGTTCGCTGTCTAGGTAAAAGACAATAACGAGAGGGAATTTACAGTTTTCCATATTTTTTACCACAATAATACTAAAACTCCTTTATAAAGTCAAGTATTGACTTGTATTTATTTTTAATCTATATTTATAACTATGAAAGAATATAAAATTATCACAATCGCTTTATCACCAGAAATAATCAAAAAACTGGATGACGGTAATTTCAATAAATCTAAACTAATTGATTTATTGCTAACAAAATATTTTTCAAAAAAGTAATAAAATTATTACTTTTTTATTATTTACAGATATTTATTAGTATAAATACATACTAATATGGGAAGAAAATCAAAATCACTAGAAGAAAAGAAAGGTAAACTCAGTGTTACCATATCCATCGAAAATTACGATAAGATGGTTATAGAAGATGTTAATAAATCCAAATTAATCAACTGGTTGTTGGAGCAGCGTTTTAATTCTTTAAATGATGGAAAATAAGCGTTGTAGTAGATGTAAACTTACTAAACCATTGACAGAATTTGGTAGAAATAAGGCACAGAAAGATGGTTATAAAAACTATTGTAAATTATGTGTTAAAGAAAACTATTTAGAAAATATAGAACAAAAAAGAAACTACAATAAAAAATATTATTTTTTAAACAAAGAAGAGATAAATAAAAAACATAAAATTTGGTTAGAAAATAATATTGAGTATAGAAAAACTTATAGTAAAAACTATAGAAATAATGATGAGTTTTTAGCTAAAGAAAAAGAAAGATTAAAGAAATACAGAGAAGAAAATAAAGAGTTAATTAGTGAGCAACAGAAAAAATGGAGGGCGGAAAATAAAAAATACACATTAGATTATGCAAATAAATATAGACAAGAAAATAGAGAAAAAATTAACACTTGGTTTACTAAAAAATATTCTTCAGACCCACTATTTAAACTAAAAGTCAATATTAGAAATGCTTTTAGGTCTATGATTAAGCGAAATGGTTTCGTTAAAGAATGTAAAACGATAGATATTTTAGGTTGTTCGTTTGAAGTATTAAAAACTCATTTGGAATCAAACTTTGAGCCATGGATGAACTGGGATAATCATGGTAAATATAATGGTGAATTTAATTATGGTTGGGATATTGACCACATAATTCCAACTTCAACAGCAATCACTGAAGAAGATGTCATTAGATTAAATCATTATACTAATTTACAACCATTGTGTAGCAAAATAAATAGGGATATTAAACGTAACAAATTAGAGTAAATAAAACACTAGAACCAAAGGATAATTGTTTTCCATAATTACATTTTTTTAATTTCTTCCAAAGACATTTCTTGTATCATGTCTTGAGTATTTATTTTGTTATTTTGTTCTGTTATAAAATGAGTAAGCAACAGTTCGTTTACTCTTTCTTTTTTAGCAGCTTCACCTATCTCAGTATACGCTTTTAACTTTACATCATCTAACATAACATAGATTAAATACTCAGATATTGATTTTGGTTTGTGGACAGTGCTATTAAGTCTGTCGATTTCTTTTATTACTATTTTTTTCATACCCAAATTTAAGTATTTTAAAAATAAGTGTAAATAGTAAAAATAAGAAAACCCCATTTCTGGGGCTTCCTTTTTGTGCTCAATCAAAGTGTTGGGGCTTTTACTTCTAACCCTGTTTTGAAGTTTTACCGCTTAAAAAAAATAGAGGAAGCGGCTCCTACATTGATAGTTGAACATTAATAATTGTGGTTTTCTTTTTGCAGAATACACCTTTATTATGAACACAAAAAAGGGGCTGAGACGCTATGCGACTCAAACCCCTTTGAAATTAGACTGTTACCGCAGAGTAACGTGCTGAGTTGATAACATCCAGCATCATAGATACTGGTGTCAAATCTTTACCACCCAACAAGTTGGTTAACAACGCTGGGCTGAAACCAGACACAAGCGCACTGCCACTCTTGTCAAAGTGTACTGGGAAGTTATCACTTTTAGAGTGAATGTTCCAGTAAACAACTTTAGGCATTTTGTAGCCAGCTTCAGCGTACATTCTTTCGAACATTTGCTGAGCGCTAAGGCTCCAGTTACCACGAGTTCCAGCGTTGAACTCCATGTCTGACATAATCAGAATCATGGTTGGCATTTCTTCTTCTGATACATTAGAAGCTTTCGCTTTGTCAAGTATCAAACGGAATACCGATTCAACATTGGTTGACATGCCCCAGTCAGCTCTAGCAAGTTGGTTAAATCTCTCTTGCAAATTACCGCTAAGTACTTGCAATTTAGGGTCGCTTGAGAAGGTAACAAACGCATCCTTGAAGGGACCAACGTTTCTTTCTGAAATATACAATCCCAAAGAGATTGCAACATCCATACAAGTAACGTTAGGGTTGTTACCAGCTGGGCATGACATGGAACCAGACACGTCAACTACTGGTAGAAATCTTTCCTTGCTACCTTCAAGGTAATTAGGAAGAGCATTCCATTGTGCGTTAGCCCCAGACTTGTCACCAAATCTTAAGTTTTTCACAATGTCGTATGGATATACAGCACCAGCATTAATCTTGGCTTCCCCTTTGTTTACGCTTTCTAAGTAAGCAGCAAATCTTTCTTTGTCATGTTTTGTGAACGCTTTCATCAAGTCGCTCATAGCCTTAGAAGGCAACTTAGAGTATTGAATAGCTGACCACTCATTAGCACACATCAATTGCTCAACGGTGTTAGAGTTTTCAACCAACAACTTACGGTATTCTTTTGGAGAAAGACCCATGTATTGTCTTACGGCAGCAGCCCATCTTTTCTTTTCACGATTTGTAACATTTGGACGTGGCATCCATTTAAACACCAAAGCGTTTTTATCTGTCATACCTTTTTCGATAAGCTCTAAAGCTTGTTTTTCCAAAGGCGTTCCAATCAAAATTAGAAGGTCATCCCATCTACCATATTCACTA